AGAAAGGGAATTAAACAATAAATTCCTAACACCATCAAGATTCTCTGAAGAAATTGAGAGAATTGTAATAGATGAAAAACTTAATCATATCTATGCTATCGTTCATTATTGTGAAATCAATAACATTGAAGTTGATTCAGTTGCTAAGTTAGTGTCTAGACCTCTTAAAGAAAGACTAAAGTGGGATGCCACTCGTCTTAATTTTATGAAAAAAACTTCGAAAGCAAAACTTCCCCTATGAGTCCTTTTGAGACCTATCAACATTATCTTTCTCTCAAAAGTCACTTTACTAATCCAAAATACGATTTCTTTAAATATGGTGGGAAGTCTAGAGCAACTCTAACTTCCTTCAACAAACGTAAGGACAAATATTTCTTTGAAAAATCTTCAAGGAAATATTCTGACAAAGAAATTGTAGATTTTCTTGTATCAAACTTTGTTGCCACAGACAACCCACAAAACATATGGATTGGAGAAATCATAAATTCGGGAGAAGGAACATACCGAGAGTGGATGAAACGACAGCAGAGTTTAACTTACTTGTTCAAAGAACAATCGGAAGAATTACTCTTGCAGACAAAATTAGAGGATGCTTTCAACTGTTCGAAAGGTCATCCACCAGTTCTAAAAAAATTCCTGAGCGGGAAGATTTGTATTGAAACCCTAGTGATTTATGATATAATCTTCCTGTTCGGGAATGTATTTGATAAGAAACTTTTGGACCCAGTATGGGAAACCGTAAGTTTAAAAATCAAGAAATATAAACCCTTTCTAAATATTGATAAGTTTCAGTACAAAAAACTTCTGCGGGAAATTGTAAATGAGTAAATTCTTTGATTCTGAATTGATTCAGGAAGAACTAGAAGAAATCAATGAACTTCAAAGGTTCATTTATGGAAGCATTCTTTCCTTTGGTTCTATGACCCGCGAAGATAAACTGGAACATATTGATAAACTAACTCAGTTGCTAGAAAAGCAACGTGTAATGTATACACGTTTGTCCCTTTCAGATGACCCACAAGCGGTTGAGATGAAAGAGAATTTGAAAAAATCTGTGGCAATTATGGGATTTCCCCCTGACACAGATATGAGTTTACTATTCAATAGTATGAATAAAACCATTGAATCTCTCAAACAATTTATTGACAAGTGATTCAATTTTCGTTATAATATCTAAGTAAATCCAAAACATCCAATTTACCCAAAAAATCCAAATGTCTTTTTCTGATCTTAAGAAACAATCCAAACTTGGTTCCCTGACTGCTAAACTTGTCAAGGAAGTCGAAAAAATGAATAATAGTGCATCATCTGGTGATGATCGTGTATGGAAACTCGAATGTGATAAGAGCGGCAATGGTTATGCCGTCATTCGTTTCCTCCCCGCTCCTAACGGTGAAGATCTGCCGTTTGTGAAACTGTACTCCCACGCATTCCAGGGTTCTGGTGGTTGGTACATTGAGAATTCTCTCACCACTCTCAATCAAAAAGATCCTGTGTCGGAACTGAACTCTGAACTCTGGAACAATGGTACTGATGCTGGTAAAGAAGTTGCCCGTAAGCAAAAACGTAAACTGACTTATGTTGCCAACATCTATGTTGTCAAAGATCCTGCTAATCCTTCCAACGACGGTAAAGTCTTCCTCTATAAGTTCGGTAAGAAAATCTTTGATAAGATTACTGCTGCAATGCAACCTGAGTTTGAAGATGAGACTCCTATCGATCCGTTTGACTTCTGGCAAGGTGCTAACTTCAAACTGAAGGCAAAGAACGTTGCTGGTTATCGTAACTATGATTCCAGTGAGTTTGCCGCACAAGGTGCTCTACTGACTGATGATGATGCAATGGAAGCAATCTGGAAGAAGCAATATTCTCTTGCAGAACTTACTGCTCCCGATCAGTTCAAGTCCTATGATGAACTGAAGAAGCGTCTTGATTATGTTCTTGGTAACAAAGGTACTCGTCGTCAAGATCCTGAGGTTGCTGATGAAGAATCAACTTCTCGTGGTCCTGTTCGTGAACTTGATGAAGATCTTCGCACCGAACTTAGGAATCTGAGTTCTCCGAAATCTTCTTCGGTTGATGAAGATGAAGATGATGATACCCTGAGTTACTTCCAGCGACTCGCTGAAGAATGATTGATTGGGGGGCAATGCCCCCCTTTTTTTATATGGACTGATTCCTGGTATTTTCTGTTCTGATTAATTTGGAATCTACGTATTGTGAAGATTGAGAATAATATGTAAGTTTTCTAATATCGTTCAGGAATGTTTGGAGATAAACTTTTTTTAAAATATCAATAGATCTTTTTTCATCATTTAAACGAGTTTCATATTCATAGTTTGAAATTCCAACCACTGGATTAAGAGTCTGAGAAATATCCTTAGGATTAGGAATTGTAAAATTACCATCAACAACTTTTCCCGCAGGTAGTATTAATCTACCATTACCATCTTTAACTTCTGTTGTTTCATAAATTCTAGTTGCATTTAATTCATCACCATATTTTTCTTCTGAAAATCTATAGATGTCTCTACTAGAAAGAGGCCATTGATTCCTTACATTTGTAATACCAGCACATATCAATACGATCCAATCAAGATCTGTCTTACCATAGAGTTTTTCTGCAACTGTATCAGGTCTTTCTCCTTCTTCAATTTGATATTTGTTGAAGAGAACTACATTTTTTGACAAATCATCACGAAGTTTTACTCGACGAAAAATATTTTTTACACGGACATAATCAGTTGAAGAGATTTTATCTGTAAGTGGTGATTGGTATTCTAGATCTGGAAGTTCTCTGAAGTAAGACATATCAGTATCCTGTTCCTCTTAATCCTTTTTCCGTATTATAGTCTTCATAGTAAACAGGAGTTAATTCTCTGAATGATAGTCTCATATTCATTTGAATTGGAGCTCCATCAGCATAAGTTGCATATACTCCAGCACCACCATAATTAACCGATATACTCATCAAAGCACATACTTTAAATTGATTCAAATATGGATGATCTTGATTACCACTTTTGTATGTGATTTGATAAACATCAGGAGATTTAATGAATAGACCTTGAGATCCTATTTCAGCACCTTTATCATCTTTAACATTAGCACCTTTATAGGCAGAAGATGATTGCTTAAAAACTCTAATTATATCTCTAACTTGTTCTGCTTCCTCTCTAAAACGAGGAGTCATTGTAAAGTTAAATTCAAAGTCCCTTAAAGTAACTCCTTTGAATAGCAATTCTTGGTTTTGGTTTATAACTGCTCCTGTTTGGCGAGTAAATGCAGCAAGTGGATCCGCTTCTTGTCCGAATAATTGTTGAGTGGCATAACTTGCAAATCCCGCTTGTACTGCTTGCTGTGTAGTACCATTCACAGCACCAAGAAGTCTTTTTCCACCTTTGAATACACTATCCAATATACCGTTAATACCACTAGATCCAATTATATCAGATGCGCCACCAGCAACAGCTGCAGCAAAAGAATTCATACTATTTTCTCCCCATTCAACAGATTTTGAATCTGGTGAAAGATCTTTTGGAATTGGCAATATAATGGTTGCTTTTATGTTTTTATTTTTTTCAGACAGTTGAGAATCGGGATCATCAGAAGATTTGACTTGAAACCCTTTATTTCCAACTACACCAAAACCAGGTGGTTTATATTCAAGAATTTGGATTTCTAAAAAATCATCAGACGCATCAATTTTTTCAAATGGGTATCTTAATATCTTAAAATCTGAAAAATAAGACGTCATTTTATTTTTTTAACTATTTATCCTAAAATTTGCAAAAGGTATTGCCTGCAAGTCTTTTATTTCAGAGGCATAAACTTCGTGTATTGAACCAGGTATCTCATTAAAGGTATATTGCTTCACTTTTTCCCAGTGAAAGTTAATTCCTCTAAATCCCCAGGAAAATATATCAGTTACTGCCACAAGTGGATTTTGATCGTAACGAATATTTGGAGTTTTTGGATTATATACAAAAATATAATACTTCCCACTTTGAGGTATTTTTCCACTTTCTGGAATTACATTCAATAATTCCAACATCAAATCATCTGGATCTTCATTCCCAATTAAATTATCTAAAATATTACGAACTCTATTGACATTACTGTCAGTATCAGTAACTTTTTGATTTCTTTCTTTTATAGTTTTTCTTGGCATCTTAGATTCCTAGATCATCTTCGGTAACTATTTTAAACTGCCACTGGCGATCTTCACAAAATTCTCTTGCTGCTTTCCATTTTGCCTGATTCTTAGCCCATTCAGTTACTTCACAAATGTATTGTTTTGTCCTTCTTTGTTTAATTTGAGGTTCAATTGTTTGTTTCTTTGGTTTAATCTCAACTAAGTATTTTTTAATTTGACCGTTACTTTCTTTAACTTTAATATAGAAATCTGGGAAATATCTATGAACTCTATTATCCAAAGGAGAACGATATGGTAGAGCAATTTCTTCACTGCCCCACTCAAGGATATTGAGATTTTTATCGCAATATAGCATAAACTTTCTTTCCCACAGTGACCTATAAATTATATTTGTTGGATCACCTTTATATTTTTGTGGATTTTCTGGTTTGTATTTCCCCTTATATGACATCTAAATACTTATACTAAAAGATTCATAATAGGTATTTAGAGTGGCGAAACCACGTAGGATATCAGATATTAAACCACTATTCACCAATCTTGCTCAGACTAATCAATATCAAGTAACTTTTGG